TTGTTATTCTTCTCCACCTGATTTTTCTCCTGCCACCGATTCGATCTCAATGAAACGGTCTAATAAATTTAAAAAAGTAGCTTTTGACTCTTCGCTCAGTTGGCCAATCTTGTTAGAAATGTCGTCGGCTTCTGTTGAATCAACGTCGCGGCCGAACAACAGCCACGTCGGCTTCACGTTAAACACCTTGGCCAGCTTAATTACGCTTGCGCGGTTCGGCACGCTCATGCCTTTTTCGTACTTGTGAATTTGATTGAATGAAATGTCCGAGATATCCGCTAATTGCCTGAGACTCAAGTCTCTAGCGCTTCGGAGTTGCTTAATTCGAACTCCGATTTCCGTGCTCATGATTATCGTCCTTTTATTAAATGTCTCTCGAATGTATACCTTTAGGTTACAACTGACAACACTTTATCAAAAAAGTCAGTCACGTTTTAAACTGTCACCTTTTAGGTGTACAGTCGAAACATGAACAACGAAAACCTATGGCAAAAAATAAAAGTGAGCGAGCTTGCCAGCCGCCTAGAGATCTCTCGCGGCTCAGTTTACAAGTGGAAGTGGGCAGACAAAATACCAGCTGAGCGCGTGTTACAGGTGGAGTCGATTACCGGCATACCGCGCGCTGAGCTTAGGCCCGACCTTTTTGGCGAACAGGCAAGTGGCTGAGCTTGTGACAAGTCGTGAGCAAGCCAAAGACGAGGCAAGGGCGCTGTACGAGGAGGGCTTCACCGTAGTGCCTGCGCACCCGGTAGACAAGAGGCCAGTGGTTAGCTGGGCAAAGTATCAAGCGGCTGAGCCGCCAACAGAAGAGGTCGAATATTGGCTTAGCTCCGCAAAATTTAGCGGCTGCAACTGGGCCATTATTACCGGCAAGCAGATTGTCGTTGTTGATGCAGACAGCGATGCTGCAATGGCCTATGTGGAGTCTAATCTCACTCATACGCCTCGCACTGTTAGGACCAGCAAAGGCAAGCACTACTACTTTCAAGCAGACAAAAACTTTGAGATCAGGAACGGCGTTAACCCGGACCTTCGCATTGATCTGCGCGGGGCTGGCGGTTGTGTCATTGCGCCAGGGTCAATCCATGAGAGCGGCCATATATATGAAAGGCAAGATGATCCTGGCGTAGACGTTGATTGGCGGATGCTGCCTAAGCTGTCTGCCACTGACCTGCGCAAAATAGATAACTTTAATGTGCCCAAGCCGCAACCAGTGGCCAGCGGGGAAGGCTTCGGCTCTTTCTCAGTCGCTGACGCAGGGAGCCAAATTGGGTCCAGAAACAACGATTTAGCCTCAATGGTAGGCAGACTAGCTAAAAGCGGTTTAGACCGCCAATTGATAGAAGAAAAGGCCCATTTGTTTAACTCTATGGGTACTGATCCGCTGAGCCGGCAGGAAGTAGACCAGACGATAAATAGCCTGCTGGATGGCACTATACCAAGGAACGAGCAGCGCTCTGCGGCAAACCAGCCGGTGGTCAGTGACCCCATAGAAGAAGAAGCGCAGAAGATCATTCTCAGCCCGCAGCCATTCGTGCTGCAAGACCCTGCCACCATTCCGCCAAGGCAGTGGGTGTACGGGCGACACTATATACGCAAATTTCTGAGCGTCACCGTTGCGCCGGGCGGCACTGGCAAGACTGCCATTACGCTGGCCGAGGCTGTGAGCATGGCAACTGGCCGTGACCTTATGGGCGTAAAGACAGAGAAGCGCCGAGTGTGGGTCTGGAACTTAGAAGATCCTCTTGATGAACTGCAGCGCAGGATAGCCGCCATATGCCAGCACTTTAATGTCAGCCAAAGCGAGTTGGGCGACAGGCTGCTTGTGAATTCTGGGCGCGATGAGCCTTTGATAATGGCCACTAATATCGCGGGCACCAACATCCTCACGCCAGCAGCTGATGCGCTCACACAGCACATCATCGACCTAAAGATTGATTGTTTAATAGTTGACCCATTTGTTTCATCGCACCAGCTGAGCGAAAACGACAACACTGCCATAGACCTTGTGGTGAAACGCTGGGCGCAGGTTTGCAATGACGGCAACTGCAGCATTGAGCTTGTCCACCATGTAAGGAAAGGCAATGCGCAGGTCGAGGCCAGCGTGTCTGATGCCAGAGGCGCTTCTGCTTTAGTGGACGCTGCGCGCCACGTCAGGCGGCTGCAGCGGATGACTGCGAAAGAGGCCAGAGAAGCTGACATCTCTGAGGACCAGTTCTGGCGGTACTCACGCGAGGGCGATTCGAAAGACAACTTGGCACCACCATCAGTGGACGATACTTGGCGGCAGATGGTGAGCGTGGAGCTTGCCAATGGCGATTCTGTGGGCGTGAGTGAGCCTTGGCAGTGGCCAGATGCTTTCACAAACCTTTCACTGAAAGATGTGGAGAGGGTGCAGCGGGCGATCTATGCCAGCGAATGGCGGGCCAGTGCTCAGTCTAGCGATTGGGTGGGGATTGCCGTGGCTACTGCGCTGGACATGGATGTAGAAGAACCAGAGGTGAAGGCCAAGGTGAAGGTGTTCATCAAGGCTTGGATAAAGAGCGGGGCGCTTAGAGAGTTAGAAAAGACAGACAGTGCCCGCCATAAGCGCAAATTCGTGACGGTAGGGCAGTGGATCACGGACGGGTTGGTGGATGAGTGATGTGGATCATTCCGACCAACTACCCACAGTCCTCTCGCTATGCACAGGATATGGTGGGATCGAGCGAGGACTTAGCCTTGCCGGGTTTGAACATCGAACAGTCGCTCATGTGGAGATCGAAGCTTTCGCAGCTGCGAACTTGGTCGCAAAGATGGAAGAGGGACAGCTGGTTCCGGCACCTATCTGGACGGATCTTAAAACCTTGCCAGCACACTGCTTTCGAGAGCGAATTGATGTCCTCACTGGCGGTTATCCCTGCCAGCCATTCTCAGCAGCAGGACTCCGCCAAGGCACAGAAGACCCCAGACACCTCTGGCCATACATCTACAACCACATTCGCACAATTAGACCTGTTCGATGCTTCTTCGAGAATGTCGAAGGGCACATCAGCCTTGGACTCAGAGAAGTCATTGCAGACTTGGAAAGCCTTGGTTACACGGTTGCGTGGGGAATATTCAGCGCGGCTGAAGTCGGCGCGCCTCACCGAAGAAAGCGGGTGTACATCTTGGCCCACACCGACAGCCTCGGACTACAAGGGGTCAGGCCCGACAGTAATACGCAAGGACGGGAAGGACAGGTCGAAAGATCGTTTAGATTACGCGGTAGAGCAACAACCCAACACCACTGGGAAGCTCAACCCGCAGTGGGTCGAGTGGTTGATGGGCTTGAGCACAGGGTGGACAGACTTAGGCTCTTGGGGAACGGAGTAGTGCCTCAGACTGCCGCGCTTGCTTGGATTGTGCTCCATGACCAGCTGGCCAGTGAGTGAGTGGAGCCATAAATATGCCAATTCTATTTAACATAATGTGCGACACCGCGACACTTGCGACACTACCAAGGTGTCGCACTTTTTCTTGGTGTCGCAGCTTGAAACGACGCTGTGACAAGGCTTTGCGGGTTTGCGACACCTTGAAATTGCGACACTTGCGTTTATTAGGTGTCGCACTGAAAAATGCCATATAAATCAATGGCTTACGGGGCTGCGACACCTGCGACACCTCTTCTATATATACATATGACCCTAAGTGTCGCACTTGGGCCATTGGATAAGCGTATCAGCCGCTTTATCCATAGTGGGCACTCATGGTAGCGAAGAAGAAAAGAGCGGCTGGTAAAGCCAAGGCCAAGGCTAAGCCAGCTGGTAACAAGGCGGCTGGCAGCAAAGGCGAGATTGCATTGGCTGGTCAATTAGACCTGCGAGGTATCAGTTACGAGCGCGAGTTGATGTTGATACCTAGTCGGCGCTTTCGGTTCGACTTCCTGCTGGCTGAGTTTGCGCTGGTGATAGAGGTCGAGGGCGGGACATGGTCAGGCGGTAGGCACACAACGGGTGCTGGTTTTAAGTCTGACTGCTTTAAGTATAACGCTGCGCTTGAGCTTGGTTATCGGGTATTGCGGTACACGACTGACATGGTGACGAAGGGCGAGGCGATAGCGCAGGTGGAGCGGATAGTGGCGGCTGAGAGCGCATATAACGCGCTCTAAGGGGTTTAAATGAATTGTAGGCAGTGTGGTAAGGGTAGTCATGTTGTTGACTCAACTAAGGACGCAAATGGGGTAAAACGCAGGCGTGAGTGTTACGATTGCGGGTACAGATGGAACACTGTTGAAGTGGTTGCTGGTGCTAAGGTGCCGGAGCCTGCTAAGCCGGTGGAGAAGAGCAAGCCGATGGCAGAGAAGCCGGTCAACAGGAAGCGCTCGATTGAAGAATACTTCGATATGCGTGAAGGGTTGGACGATGACTTGGATGATATTTTAAACGAACTTGGAGCAGACTGATGCCTGGACGACCGATCATTAGGGCGCAGATGAAATCGCTGGATGAGAAGGGCGAAGACGCGATCTTCAACATGATTGCTGGCGGTAAGACTGTCGTTAACACGATGAAGGAATGCCAGGTTGGTAGGCGTGCGTTCTACAAATGGCTAGAAGATACCGAGGGTAGGCACGATAGGTATCTATCCGCTCGCAGGCTATGGGCTGACTCACTTGCTGAAGAATGTTTAGAGATCGCTGACGCGACTGTCGATGCACATGATGCGACTGTGAGGAAGCTCAGGATTGATACACGCAAGTGGCTGGCCGGTAACGTGAACCCGGACAACTGGCGTGAGAAGCGTGACCCGCTGATCAATGTGACGCTAGGTGATCAACACTTAGATGCGTTACGGGCGATCACAAACGGTGTGACTGTTGACCATGATGAGGGTGGAACCTAGCTCCCGCACACTGGCGGGCGCACCCGGCCATGCGCGTAGGAAATTGCACCGAAAGCACTAGGGTTAAGGGGCGAAAAGTGCGCATAATTATTTGCGTAATGCCCATGTTGGTCGTTAGAGTAATTAAATCAATGACTTACGCGATGCGGTAAATTCGCGTAACCTGCATTATGTTAAATAGACCTCGATTCGCCATAGCAGAGTAGGTTAGCGAACCGGCCAGACCCCCCCTTCGATGCAGGGGTGGGGGGGGGAGTGGGGGTAGCCCCCCACGCACCAAAAAAAATTATTTTTTCGCCGTTTTCCTAGCCTGCTTAAAAGCCTTGTTAGTCGGCGCTCCCTTACTCCCAGGCGTTCGCATTCGCTCCGCTGGTTTCCCCGCAGCTTTCTGCGCCTTGATCCTTCGCCTTTTAGCGGCAATATTTGAATAAAGCCCTTTGCCCATTATTTACTCCTTGATTTAGTGCCAGAACATTTCCAGCGCTTGCGACTGAGCCGCAGCGGCGAGTTTGGATTAGCCGCAGCCTTGGGGTGTTTTTTCATTTGCCCAGCTGACCGGGCACAATAGGCATCGCCTTTGCTGGTGCCCGGCTTCACTCGCGCGCCTCCGCCTTTGGCTTTACCGGCCTGGCCGTAAGACACGCGCTTACCGCTGGCAGTCACCTTTACGCGGGCCTTGCCTTTGGCTGGCTTCGCAGAAGCCACGGCTAGCGTGGCGGGTAAGGTGGTTTAACCACTGGCGCTCGATTGCCAGCAACCATGCGGGCTGAGCGCTCCATCTTGCTTGCTGGTCGATTCTTGTGCGCGGCTTTAAAACCGGAGCTATTAGACTTGTACATATTGGTTCCATATATGGGTTTTGGGATCTTAATTTTCTCATAAATAATTGATTTATTTGTACCCTAAAAGGTGACAAGAGAAACAAAATAGGAGATAATTCTTTCCGTCGAGAGAATAATTAAAGCAATTGCCCCAGGGCGCTTTAATAACTAAATTGGATAAAAGAAAAAGGTGAATAATATGCAAATCGACTTAAACATTACCAGCCGCGACATTGGCTATCTATGGAACACCGGCAGCAAATCGTTCTATCACCAACAGGCAGACCGCTTTGAGCTTATGGAGGGCCAAGAGGAGCCAGACCAAGGCGGCATTATGATCTGGTGTGGTGAGCAGTATCTAAACGCCAAGATTATTATGGATTACTTTGATGCCATTGGCGGCGAATACCGGCTGGTGTGTATGTCGCTGCTATGGGATTTGGTTGAGGGCGAATGGGTCATCTGGTTTGAGTTTGACTCTATAGATGACCTAAAGGGAGACTACGAAGCACCGCCGCATGAGCTTGAGCAGCTGGAGCAAGAAGCATGAAAGAATTATCAAAACAAGAAATCGGTGACTTTTTGGATGCGCTCGTCATTACTACTGAAGACGCACAAGATTCATTGGATCGCCATTTGATTGCCACCGCTGGCATTCAGTTCTTCAGCCGCATGGCTTTCGAGTTAGCCCCATCTGAAGAAAGCGCGCGTGAGGTCATAGACATTAGCGTCGAGTTTGCCCGCCAAGGTCTTTTGCAGAAAGAAGGATGAAAGACCAGCCTTGGCTCAAATAAATACGCCTATTTAATTGAGTTGACTAGCCAGCATTAGCTGGCTTTTTTTTGCCTGTGGGAAAACCTCTCAGGGGTTTTACCGCATACAAACACGGTAAAATGCGGCATGGCAGATAACCCATATATAGGCTTTGTAAAAAAGTACCGCACAGACCCTGTGGCCTTCGTCAGAGAAGTGCTAAACCAATCTCCCGACCCTTGGCAGATAGAGTTGCTGGAGGCCATAGCCTCTGGTGAGCGCAGCATTTCTGTTAGGTCTGGCCACGGCATAGGCAAGTCAACTGGCGCTGCTTGGGCAATGCTTTGGTACTTGCTTACCCGCTACCCCGTAAAAATCGTTGTCACCGCCCCAACAAGTGCCCAGTTATTTGATGCCCTGTTCGCAGAAGTTAAGCGCTGGATCAGTGAAAGCCCTGTGGCCATCAAAGAGCTTTTAGAGGTTAAGAGCGACAGAGTGAGTCTCAAGGCAGCGCCCAGCGAGGCTTTCATAAGTTGCAGGACAAGTCGCTCAGAGCAGCCAGAATCTTTGGCTGGTGTCCACTCTGACAATGTTTTGTTGGTGGCCGATGAAGCCTCTGGCATCCCTGAGAGCGTATTTGAGGCGGCAGCTGGCTCAATGAGTGGCGCAAACGCAACAACGATTCTGCTAGGCAACCCGACCAGAAGCAGCGGCTTCTTCTTCGATACGCACCACCGCATGTCAGGCGATTGGTGGACCCGCAAGGTCAGCTGCATAGACTCGCCCAGGGTGAGCGATGACTATGTAAGCGAGATGGCCAAGCGCTTTGGCGAAGAGAGCAACGCCTACCGGGTGAGGGTGCTAGGGCAATTTCCCCAGAGAGATGATGACACGGCCATCCCGCTGGAGCTTGTCGAGAGTGCGCAGCGCCGGGATGTAATCATCACCGACCAAGAGCCTATGATCTGGGGGCTGGACGTGAGCCGGTTTGGTAGTGATAGATCCGCCCTGGCTAAAAGAAGAGGCCGCGAGTTAGTGGCCATCCAAACTTGGCAGGGCTTGGACCTAATGCAACTCACCGGGGCAGTGGTGGCGGAGTATGAAAGCCTGCAGCCGCGCAATCAGCCGGTGCAGATTAACGTGGACAGCATTGGCCTAGGTGGTGGCGTGTGTGACAGGTTGCGAGAGCTTGGCCTGCCTGCCGTTGGCATCAACTCAAGCGAGTCGCCGTCAAGCAAGCAGACGTATATCAACTTGAGAGCGGAGTTGTGGTTTAAGGTCAAGGCATGGCTAGAGGCCCGCGACTGCGCTCTGCCTAAAGATGATGACCTGCTGGCCGAACTCGTCAGCGCCAAGTACAAATTCACATCAAGCGGCAAGATGCAGCTTGAATCAAAAGACGGTATGCGCAAGCGTGGCCTTCGATCCCCCGATCTGGCAGACGCGCTCTGCCTCACATTTGCCTCTGACGCAATCTCTATGTCTGGCGGCAAAAGCCAAGCAACTAACTGGCAAAAGCCGCTCAGGCGAGGGCTGAATATTGTCTGAGTGGTAAAATGAACTCCAACTAATCACCATATGTGGGGTTCGCTGGATGACCAATAAAACCTATCGCAGAGGCCCAGGCGGCGTTGCTGACGCAGCCGCTGACATTGAAAAGCTGATGTCCCGCAAAGCGCCCGCAGAAAAAAAGCAAAGTAAAAAGAAGGCCAAGTAGATGGCCGAACTATACGACTCCGAAGAATTTATTGAAGAAGACCCAAGCATGGGCGATGAAGAGCTTCAGGCCGCGATCACGCAGGCCATAGAAGACGCGGTTGATTATATTGATAACACTATCAGTCCGCTGCGTGCCACTTCTGCAGAATATTACAACGGCGAGGCACTGGCCACTGGCGAAGAGGGCCGCAGCACGGCGCAGACGATGGACGTGC